CATATTCTTTACCGTTAATGGTTAATTGCATGATTTAATATCCTTTCTTTTAAAGCCGCCCGGGTTTAACCCGTACTGTTAATTTCTTAGGCGACTGATGACAAGCCTCTTGTGCTGTTATGCTCCAGTACTAGAACCGCCCTGAGCCGGTGCGGTGCCAGAACTGATCTGAGCCGGTACGGTATCAGCAGTGTTAGTACCCGGATCAACAGCCTTGTCCCAAACAGTGCCACCACCGGTCTTGTCAGTATCAGTGACCTTGCCAACCCCAAGGAATACATAATCGACCTGTTCCTGAGTTTCGTCATCGAGAGTTGTCCATCCGCGTTTAGGCGTGCCATTAACTGAGAATGTGACATCGCGAGTAGAGTGATCATCAGGATCATTGTCGCTGCTATCTTCTTGCACCGTTACCTGCATATACCATGCAAGATACTTACCTTCAGCGTTCTTGCGTTTGCGGTAGAGAATCCAAAAGTCGAGCAATTCACCGTCAAACAACGAGTCGTACATTACGTCTGCAATTGCGGCTGTGTTGTTCAGGAACTCGACTTCAAGATCGGTACTTGCCGAGCTTCTTGTTGCTACATTGCCGTCCTTGGTAACAGTGGAATCACTGTCAACAGACGGGTCAAAGGACAGCGAAGTCTGCCAAGGGATAATTTGGCCGCTAACCGTTGCTTGATCGCTATGTTTGCGAGCCAAGGCAACAACGTCCATGCCTTCTAGCACTTTTAATTCATTTGCCATATTATGGCCTCCTATAAAATGTTGAGATTGAGTATCAGCGTGGCTCGGTTGAGAACCGTGTCAGGGACACTCTGGTCTTGTGTAAACTCTTTTGACTGGTCTTCTACACGTCCATAGAATCGGTAATCATCAGTTAGCACTTGCCCAATCGCGGCACTAAAAAAGCGCTCCGCCATATCAGATACGGTGAAACGCTGTTTTTTGTCGCCCCAGATGTCGATGGTGATTAGCACATTGCCATTGAGTGACGTCTTTGTTGCGGTAGGAACAACTTGAATATCGCCAACAATGACGAAGGGATATGGGGCGTTCTCCTGCTGCATGGGCAAATGGTCGTAGGTCTTGTACCCAGATGATTGCGAGAAAGCATAGAAGTAGTCATAGAGCTCTTGCTCTGGTGATGTGATTTGAATCACCTACTTTGCTGCTTGTTTAAGCTGATTAATAAACTGCACTTTCTGATAAAGGAACGCAGGCTTCAATACAGGACGTGCCCGCATGAAACGGGTCCCGTTTTCGGTGTATGGGTTGTATTCCATTGACATGCCAACTATGCCCGTTAGACCGCCATCTTCAAGCGATAACTTGATACCACGCTTTGTAGCACCAGTAGGATGAGCATACACAGTGCCCGTCATTTGCTGAGAACGAGTCTGGAGCTGTGCTGTCTGCTGTTTGACGATTTGTTTGACAACGTCCATCTTCGCTCGCTTCAGCAGACCAGCAACCAATTTGTCCATGCCTTTAATCTCCATGTTGTAGCTAATGCTGGCTTTGCTCATTTCGTCTCACCCACAATCAAAGTAGCGTTTTGAAGTGGGACACGGTCAGTATTGAGGGCATAATGAGTCGCTTCATCGTCAATCGTTAAATAGCTCCAATTGACGGTGACTGGCTCAACTAATCGGATCACCTTTGCCTTTTTAGCATAGTTTCCGAATAGCTGAACGCTCTTGTCTGTTCCCATGTCTGTGACACTGGCAACTGCAGTTGCCACCTTTTTCACATCACCGTATTGATGTGTTTGCGGATCATATTCTTCATCATCAAGCCAGAATGTAACCTCATGATCTAACCGCATATGATCACCTCTTTGGATAGCCAGAAATGAAGCTGACGGTGCCAAGAGACTTGGCATTCTTACCGTTGGCTTCTTTCCAGTCGCTGATGTCATCAGCAAAATCATCGAAGTCATTAGACTTGAACGTGAACGACTGCCCCTCCTGCTCATAAGACGTCATGCCTTCGTTCTTACGCCTGTTGTAGCGTCTGACGCATACTTCTAGGGCAATGTAGGCCAACTCACTAGGGAAGGCCTCATCCGTTCGCAAACCGAGCTTAAATCGTAAGGCTTGTGTGGTATTTTTGATGATGAGATTAAGCACACCATCTTGTGCGTCAGTTTTGATTTCCATCATCGTCTTCAAATCCGCAAGTGTTACCGGATCAGTATCAGCCATGTTATGCCTCCTTTTCCGCCGCCCTGCTTTTGCAGCACTGTGATTTTCATAAGCGACGGTTTACTAGCTACTACGCTGCGCTAACGGTAACTGCTACCGCTGCAGTGAATGAACCACTTGTTGCGGTGATTGTTGCAGAACCAACCGCTACCGCTGTAATAGTCCCATCATCAGCGACTGTGGCAACACCAGTGTCGCTAGATGTGAACTTAGCAGCGCTAACAACCTCGCTTGCATTTACTGCATCCACAGGATCAGCGGATACAGTAATTTGTTTGGTAGCACCGACTTTTAGGGATGCCGTTTTTTGACTAAGCGTAATCCCCGAAGCCGGTGCTAAGCTTTTGGGGTATTGATTCCGGCAACAACGAACTTCTTGTCGATCTTAAAGCGATAGTCAACGATGCCAATATTACGAGGATCGCCAACAAGACTGTACATTGACGCGGTGGCCGCGTTGATCGTGCTGTATCCAAGACCAGCAACCTTTGTAACATCGGTGAATGACGTACCCGCAATCTGCATTGCAATAGTACGTCGGTTGATAACCGCAGTCTGACCACCATTGCCAAGACTGTCGCGCTTGACTTCATAGCTGTTTTCCGGATTAGCTAAGCCATAAGAAACAGCACCGTTAGCGATGATGAATGCGTCCGTGGTACCATCTGCTGCGACTGGCAGTGCATCGTCTTCAACGATTTCAATGCCGTTATAGTAACTGATTGGCGTACCACCGTTAGACGGCTGAATGGTATCAATCAGGTTCTGATCACGCATTGCACCAACAGCGGCAGAATTGAGCACGATTTTCGTCAGTTGAGGGCTGGCAACATCGCCCATGCGAGACAATGCGGCAATAAAGTCACCAGCAGCCAAAGTAGCAGGCGTGCCCATGCCATATGCCTTAACAGCCTGCAAATCTTCATTGAGGAATGCGTTCTTCAAGACCGCAATCAGAAGCTTGTTGTCCTGGATGTTCCAGAAGGATGCGAATTGTCCTGCAATTTGTTCTGCAACCGGAGCGCCCGTCGAAAGCTGACCAAAGTCTGTGTAGCCAAACGCTTTGGCTTGGTACATCTGTGGAGCAATGGCGCTATAGCTGTCAACATTGCCGACAGTAATGTCGCTAGTGTCGTTCCACGTCTGAGCCTCACCGCGCAAGCTTTGCAGGGTAGGAATGGTTACATAGGTGCCACCCTTGAGCAATTGTGCTTGAATGATTGGGTCGGTAGTGAGAATGCCACTAGAGAGCAGACGGTTAGTAGCAGTTTGCTGTTCCAAGACATAATCCGCGAATACTTTAGGCTCAACCAAATTCAATTTGGCTGTTGCACCACTAAATTCTGGCATATTTGTTTACCTCTTTCATTTTGTGAGTAATTTGTTGTACATCTCTGGGTCTTTTCGTTGCAATTCGCTGCGCTCTACCAAAGTCATATCCTTGAGGCTCTTCGTCTTGCGGTTGGAGGACGGGTCCAATGGTGTACTGCCTTTCAGCAGTTCTTGACGGACGCGCTCTGCTACGGCTTGGTCGTGCGCAATGAGCCACTTAACATTGGTCTCGGTTGATTCTGCCTCAGGCGTTACAACATGCTTCAAATCGTCCTCTGTGACCGACAGCTTGGCATCTTCGAACATTGATCGAGCTTGTTTTCCCATCTCATAGGTGGCAAGCTGTGACTTGAGTTCGTCTCGTTCTTTTTGAGCCTTTTGAAGCTCATAATCCTTCTTCTGGTCGGCATTCATCTTGGCCAACTTTGCAGCCTCGTCAACAGCAGCTTGCTTCTCCTTCTCGGCACGAGCAAGACGCTTCTTGACGATTTCATTGACCTGTTCATCGGTGTAGGTATGCTGATCAGAGCTTTCATCAGACCTGCCTTGGTCATTTTCCGCGTCTTGAGTGTTGGTGTCATTGTCGCTTTGAGATTCGCTGTTTTGCTGGTTCTCTTGACTACCGTCGGCACCAGTATCTTCAGCGAAAAATTGTAAATTCATCGGCATTAAAATCTTGGGAATCATGTTAAGAACTCCTTCCACAGCTTTTTAGACGGATCAGGCTTGCGTCTTGATTTACCGGAGCTTTTATAGTCGGTCACGCTTGGACTTGATGGCATAAAAATAGCCGCTATCTGCGGCTGAGAAATTATTCAGCTTCATCATCTGGCACATATGCCGCAATGGAGCATCGGCAATTTGGGTGGACGGGAATATCCGGCACGTCATCAACCTTGTACATGCCTTTACCTGTTCTGCCACCTTCTGAAATCTCCTTGCACACGTCACATGCGCTTGGTTCAGCTACCCACTTGCAATAGTTATAACCAAACTTGTGGAAGCTATCTAGCTGAGCTTGCGTCTGAACCCGGGCTGACTCAGTACGCGCAATTCGTTCTGTCACATACCGATAATTGTCAACTTTGTCAGCTACTTGGTCGCGTAATTTGCGAGCAATCTTTAGTGGACTTTGTCCTTGAATGGTAGCGGATGTCAGCAGTTCATCCAGTTCAGCCTTTAGAATGTCTTGGTTGATCCAAATGCGTTGTGAGAAGGTGTAATCTCCCTCTCGTTTGGAGAGCAGCTTGGCTAAATCAGTGTAGCCGCCCTTAGATACCGTCTCTCCAAGTATTCCGGCTTGCCGTTTGATCTCGGATTGATAATCATCGCTCAATTTTGAGATTAGATCAGCGTTCACTTTCATGTGTGCATCAAGCATTTCTTGACCAATCTCGCTCTTGAGCATTTCTAAGCGATTAATCCGCATGGTAGCGTTGTATAGCTTGAGACGATCATTGACATCCTTGCTGAAGTCGGAATATTTGAGCGGTTCGCCGTTATACATCTTTCTAGCATCATCGACAATCGACTTTGCTTCCGCTTGATAAGCTTTAATGTCGGTGGCCATCACTGCTTGACGCGCACCGGCCATACTGTCGTTGCTATATGCGGCATACTTGGCAAGCTCTGAATCAATATCCTTTTGAATGTCGGTTAAAGCTTTGTCAAAATATGCCTGAATTCTGGAATTGAACGCTGCGTCATTTTTAAGGTTCCCGACAATCCATTTCCGTTCAGCAGCCGTTCGCTTATTCCAATATGCGGAATTACTCGCTATCTGTTGCTGAGTCGTTGTTGTCATCATTGCCACCACCATTCAGCAATTTCTGGAAGTCCGCGTTTGACGGGCTGTTAGTAGCAGCCTCTTTTGCTTTCTGGGCGGTCTCATCAGCGATGCGTTTCATTTCAGCCTTAGGATCATCAACAAACGATAAGGTGCTAAGCATAGTCTGATCTGATACAAGGCCTTTGAGTTTAGAAGCCGCTTCTGCTTCGTCGGTAATGTTCTCCGGAAGATTTCGCGAGAATGCGAAGTTAAGATTTTGCCATTCATCGGCTTTACTTTCTGGAAGGATTGTCCCAACACTGAATGCAATCTTGTAAAGAGACCGAAGTGACTGTGTGAACTTACGATCTTGATTGGCCGCCAGATTGCGCATTGGTAGCAATTTGTATTGCAATGCAACACCAGAGCTATTGCCGCTGAATGCTTCATCGTTCAAGTTTGCGACCATGCTGATCTGATAGATCATGCTGATGAGGCGGTCAATAAGGTGCTCTTGAATTGCATCACCATCTGGCTTGGTCAGAAACTCGGCCACACCGTTAGTAGAGTCAGCATCTGGCGAATAGATGATTTGGTTGCCGTTAAGATCAAGCTTTGGGATTCCGTCATCATCCTCTGGCAAGCTCATGCCCCTGATAACCAAGTACGCGTTGTCAAAGTATTCATTCTGGTTTGCCTTTTGGCTTAGCACCTTGTCTAGTGCATCAATTAGCGTCTCAACGTTCTCAAAGATGCCTTGACGCTCAGTGTTCATGAAGAACTCAACTGCTGGTACTTCGTTAAATGGATTAAATCCGTCTGTTCCTTCGAGGCGTGTCATATCAAGAGCGTATATTCCGTCTTTCAGATACACCTTGCCGGTTAAATTGTTGTCTTCATCATGCCAATACATGACAAATGCAATGGATTTGTGTGCTACCGTGTCATCATAGATGATGAATGAATTGATAGGTGAACTGTATGCAATACACGTATTGCTGTTCTCGTCTTGGTACAAAAAAGCAAGCGCCCTTCCGTAAATGGATGCTTGCTTGCTGATTTCGCTTAATTTGTCCTGAACGCTATTCGTGTCGTTCCACTCTTGCAACACAACGTTGTCCTGTGTTTTATCGAGCGTGATCTTAGGTGGAATGCCAATGTAAAACCCATTGTAGGTATCCACGATATAGTGAGCCAAGTTGCCAACAAGACGGTTGTCTGGCCCGTGGTCTTTGGCATTTTCATGAAGAATCTTATGCTTGCCAAGATACATCTTTTTAGCAGGTAGATATTTTCTGCGAGCTAGTTCATCATTTGTGCTAATGAAATTAGTGATATCGTCCCCAGTAATAGCTGTATCTACTGGAAAAATGAACACATCACCATCTGTAATTGAGCCTTTACCTTGAACTGTTAATATGATGGCCACCTCCTTAGAAGTATTTGCTTGTGTTCTTGAATGCTCGTGCCTTGTTGGCCTGGCTAAGTTTCAACTGTCCGGCATTGTCCATTACCATATATTTGAAAGCATCGACCGTGTGATCGTGCTCTTTGATTACGTGTGGATCGTCAGACTGTGCGGTCTTTTCATCCCACTGGTATTGCTGATGTTCTGAGATGAATATCTTGTTGTCGTCATTTTCCAAGTAGAACACACGTCCTTGAGCAAGCAAGTTAGACACGAAGTCAATCATGTCCGCTTCCTTGCCCTTGACAATGCCATGCCAGCGAATGCCGAACTCTTTAACAAACTCGTTTCTCAGCGCACCTTCAGCAGAATCAATCGTGTATTTAAGCACGGGATGATTATATTTTGACCTTACCTTATCAATGAACGACTTTATCTCTGGCACAAGGTCACTTGGTGCCTTCTTCACGCTCTGATTAGCTGGAGAATAGTAATAGGTGTCTAGCACGATCAGGTTGTTCTTGGCCGTAACAGCGGCCGCCACGCACGTGGTTGCGCTATTAATATGGCCAGCATCTATTGAGAAGACAAGACGCCTAATTGGATCGTTGCTTGGCACCTCATCCAGCCTATGAAACAAATGCATGTTGTAGACGTTGGTTCCTAATCCAATCACATCGCCAAGATAAAGCCAACGGTAGTAGTCATAATCGTTGGCTTTATACTTTTCGATCAGTCTAAGCTGCTGTTCGTCAGTGAATCCAAGATCATCATCGAGATAAGTTGATTTGTCGATGAAGAAATCGTTGTCTCCTCTAACACTATCAATCCACTCATTAATCCAGTCATATGGATTCTTTGGTGGGTTATACGTGTAGAAGACTTGAACCTGATCAACCCATGGTGATTTCTGTCGAATGAAGGTTGGATTAGTTTGGTCAAACACTTCAGCAGATTTGAAGTTGGCTGCTTCTTCATACCACACAGCAATCACGTTACGAACGGTGTTAGACTTCAGCTTTTCAGGCTTGTCACCGCCATAGAAGTAGAATGTGCTACCAGTTCCACGATGCGTTATGCGCATACGCGATACGTTGAACAAAAACTCGTCTGTCATTTTGAGCATGTCAATTGCCCAACCGATTTGGCTGTATACAGTATCACGCAAGTTAACCGTGTTCTCTCGAATGACAATGATGTTTGCTTTATGGCCTTCTTGCGCTTGCCTTTTCAGCATCATGACAAGCTTCAGACTAACTGTCGATGATTTAAATGAGCCACGACCGCCGTTAAGTATCAAATATGGTGCCCTTGAATTCCAAAACGGATAGAAATGTGGTTGCACCATCTTGCTTAACTTAATCATCTTCTGGGACGTCATCGACAATCACCGTCCTGTCTTGTGCACCTGCATCAGTAAGCAACTTGGCCTTGGCTTCCATGATGTCAGCCTCAGCTTTAGACTTGCGAACATCGGCCTTAGTTTTCTCAATATCAGTAATAATCTTCGTTAGCTGAGCATTGAGCAGCTCATCATTACCAGGGTAACGCTTTAACAATTCGCGTCCTGCTGCCATGCGGTCTTTGATGCTTGGATCGTTTTCGACAGAATCTGCACCGTCTGGAGTGCTAACTATAATTGTCTCTTTTGCCTCTCCACGAAGCACTGTGGTGAAGTATTGAAGCACCTCAACAGCCTTGGCAATCTTGTCAGACTCGATGTGTTTCATGCGTTCATCGATGGCAGCTTTAATGTTAGGTTTTGTTAGGTTTTCTGCACCGACAAACCTAGCCGTTCTTTTGCTGTATCCTGCTTCTAGTGCCGCTTTAGTGGCATTGCTATCAGCAATATAAGAGTCAACGAACTTCTTCTGTTTTGCTGTCAGTCGCATTACATATCACCACACCTCCCGCGCTTTTTCTTGTCTTCCTTAGCCTTCTTCTGAGCTTCCTCTTTTGCGAGTTTCCCGATGATTGAGGCCTCAGCCTTCGACATGTATCCGAACTTGGTCATCACCATTTGAGCCATAAAATCACCTCACACATAGTAAATGGCACGGGTATCATGATCGCCGTATTCGACCAGCTCAAACGTTTTGTGAGCAACCACGCCAATATCATCAGTCCATTTGTCAGTTGGCTTGCGTGTCGATACTTGACGCTGAACGAATCCGCCTAGGTCTTTGCTCATCTCTGAATGCAGATGTCCCGTAAACAGCTCGCGATTCTGTGCTGTGCCCAACATAAAGCCGAACTCATCTAGGTATTTTGCAAGGTAATTGTTCTTGCCTTTGTCTCCGTGAGTGGCACCAATGAAGTTGTGGCCAAGCATTGCACCTTTGTAATGCTTCAGCGATATGTCCCAAGTAATGTTTGTTTGGTTGCTGTAGGCGCGTTTCAATAACCGTGCGAACATATATCCAACTGACGGATCATGATTTCCGGCACAATACATGACCTCACACTCATTGGCGTTCTTAATGATTGCTTCAATCAGTGTCTCGAAGTATTGCTCCATTTCGTTCACCGTCTCGCCTAAGTCGGTTGTTTCGAGTTGTGTGCCCTTTGCTGTGGTCGAGTTGATATTGTCCACGTGAGCTAGATCACCGCCCAGAATGAGCAATATTTTAGCGTAGTGGCCGCGTTCAATGATCTCTAGCTATCGTTTGAGAGATTCAGCATAGACATCAAACGTGTGACCGTTGAAATGTGTATCAAATGCAGGAATGACTAGATAGCGATCTGATTCCACAAAAATAGGAGCCTTGGCTTGATACGGCTCCTTGTGTGTGATGATGTCATTCATCAATGATTCATATTGTTCTGCTTCAACTAACGGCCTAATTTGTATCTTGCTTTGATACAACGTTGCTTCAGGTGTCTGCTTCCAGAAGTTGCTTGTGGCACGTACAAGCTCCCACTTGGTGTAATCATATCCGTGAGCTTCCAGAACCTCTCTAGGCGTCATTTTGTGACCCCTGACAACCTTTAGGACAGTCTCACTGGATTGCGTGCCATCTGAATCGTATTCGTTCTTTAGCGGTTTTTGGAACTCGATGCCAAGCCGTCTTGCTTTGCCTTGAAGCGCATCGTAGCTAATCCCTAGCTTGTCTGCCGTCTCACGTCTGGTAAAGCCTTCAGAGGCGAGCTTCCTAATGCCGCTAATTTGTTCATCTGTCCATTGCATCTACTCGCCTCCTGAAATATAATGACCGTGAGCAGTTTGATGACGCTGCTCACATTCTCATGAAGAACTTCCCGAGTTCTTAAGCCCTCGGATTCGGCCCCGAGAGCTTTTTTATTGCTTAAATAATTTCGATAAGCTAAAATTAAATTGTTCCCAATAAATACTCATTTTCACTCCTCGGTACTACCCTAATCTTCTAGCTCTCGGCCCCCAACCGAGGGCTTTTTTATGTGCCTATTATAAGTATTGTGTTACAATGATTTGGTGAGTTCGTTCTCACACTCCAAAAAGTGATTGGCCTTCGTTTTCCCAGAGCGAGGGCCTTTTTGTTGCAC